CGCTGAACAGAATGTCGGCGGCATAGGTACCGTCCTGATCGAACACGACAAACATGAGCTTGCCGTTGCGCCCCCGGCAGCCCTTGAGCGACGTTTCGGTGATGATCTGCCTGTCCAGGCCGTTAAGCGTCAGATCCACGGACATGGGCGAGCCCGAGTTGCTGCTTTCCTGCGACTGGCCTACCGCACCGAAGCTGCCGACGCCCTGGTAGGTGATACCGTCGATTACCAGGTCACCGGTACCGGTGTGCGCGAAGACCATGCCGTCGGGAAAGTCGAGCTGGCAGGCGTAGACCGCCATGAAGTTGCCTTTGGCGATGATGTCGACGACGGTTTGGCTGAATGGGAATACGCCATTGGCCATCAGAATGCCTCGCGGAATTGAAGGGTTGAGTTCGACACCACCGGCTGGGTTGTCCACTCGTTGGTGTCGTCCACGCGGCGCATCTCGCAGTAGGGGTTCTGGTACTCGACCGGTCTACCAGCCGGGATCACCTTGCGAATCCGCTTGTTCACCGTAATCAGCGCCTTGCCGGCAGCGTCAGATGAGGCGTTTTCGACCACTTCAAACATCTCGCCGCTGATGGTGATGAGGTCGCCACGGCTGAACACCCTGCGGCTGGCCAGCATGCCCTGCAGCTGCATGACGCTCGCCTGGGCATTGGCGACTGCCACGGTCGGTGCGCCGATATTGTCCGTGCGAGCCCGGGTGAGATACGGAATATTCACTGTGCCGAACATACCGTGCAGGCGGCCCAGCAGCGAGGTCAGCTCGCGCTCATCCTCCTCATACAGCACGCCGAAGGTCATGGTGCACTTCCAGTACGAACCAGGCTGAGCCACGATCTGCTGGGCATTCGACAGCGAGGAACTGAACCCCCGGTTGTTGTAGACGACGCCCCAGGTGACCTCGGTGGGCTCCAGGTCCTCGGGCCATTCCTCCGCCATTGGGTCACTCCAAAAAGAAAGCCCGCCGAAACGGGCCAAACATAGTTACCGCCGCTGCAGCATCTGCCGCCCGGCGCCGTTGGTCTTGAAGTCTCGCAGCATGAGCTCGTAGCCATCGCGCGCTCCTTGTTTAGCAGCCCGTCGAACATCAGCGATAGTGGCAGCATTGGCCTGCCCTCCCACTTGGATGTGCTGGGTAACGCCTCCAAAGGAGATCGAGGAATCCCCCCCACCGCCTCCAGCGCCAGCAGCCATGACGCCTAAAGAACCATCCGGCCCCCGGTGAAGCGGCAGGATTGCCTCCGGTCCTGCCTCGGCGAAGATGCCCGCGCCCTTGGCGAAAGCGAACATCTGTGGACTGTCGTATACACCGCCGGAGTACGCAGACAGGCTGGGCGAGTCGTAAACCCCTCCCTTGGCGTTGGCCACGACCGGAGCAAATGAGCCTTCGCTGAAGCCGGTCATCGTCCCTTTCCCAAGCGCGGCGCTGCCACCGCTCAGGAACCCAAACGCAGAACTCAAGAAGCCGGCTGCGGCCTGGCGCACCTGGATGCGGATCAGATCTTCGATGATCGCGTCGGCGAAGTCCTTGAAAGACGCCTTGCCGGTCTTGATGAACTGGACAATGCCATCCTCGAGGTTGCTGAATGCATTGGTGAACAGCTCCTCGGTCTGGCCGGCCACGTCCGCCGCACTGTCGAGGTAGTTCTCCAATGCTGACGTAGCGCCACTCGACCAGTTCGACTGTGCCTCATCTACCCGCTGGAAGTAGTTTTTCTGCGCAGACAGGCGCTTGTTGAGCTCGTCAGTCAGGACCTGCGTTTCCTGCTGGTAGAGCTCCGGGCTGATTTGCCCGGTGTTGCGCTGCTCATTCAGGGCGTTGAGGTCTTCGACGTACTTCTGGCGCAGCGCCAGTTCAGCCCGCATACGGTCTCGGGCTTTGTCGCCTCGCCCAATGCCTGCCAGGTCTTGATCGTAGCCATTGATGGCAGTCTGGGTGCCCGTGGCTTGGGCCGCCTTAAAAGCACTGAGCTTCAGGTCGTCCTCGTTGGCCTTCTTGATCTTGTTGAGTGCGTCCAGCTCGGCAGCCAGGTCGAGCAGGCGCTTCTGCTGGGCCTTGGACAGGTTGCCCAGCTTGCCCTCCTGCAGTTCGAAGGAAAGCTTCGCGACTTCTGTCGCATCCTTCTGCTTGTCGCCCGTGGTGTTGATCAGCTGGATTTGACGCTTGTAGCCCTCCTCGGTCGACTCGAAGTCCTTGAGCTGCTTCTTCGCCGACTGCTCAGCCTCGGAGGCATTCTTTCTACCAGCCTTCGTCGCGGCGTCATCGGCCTTCTTTTGTGCATCACGAGCAGCCGCAACTGAAAGGATCGCGGTCTTCTGGGCTTCCGTCAGATTCGTCTGCTCGGAAATGTAGCGATTGGCAGCAGCGGTGAACGTCTTGTCCTGAGCAGAGGCCAGCTGCTTCAGCTGCTGATCTAGGTACTTCTCTGTTTCCTGGGCAGCAGCGGCCCTAGCCGCCGCGTTCTGCCTCTCTGCTTTCGTATTGGCGTCAGTTTCACCCGTCAGCTCAGCCATGGCCTCCTTGAGCCGGTTGATTACCTCAGCCTTCTCAGTTGCTGCACCGCCGCTCTCCTCAAGCGCATCAGCCATTTCAGAGGTGACACCCGGTACTTCCCTGATTCGATCAGCGACGTCCTTCCAGTCAACAGCCATACCATCAGCCTGGTCAGCTGAGGCCTTCTTGACGATGTCCATTGCTGCCTGGAACTCGGCTGGCAGAGGCGCGATCCCCCCCATGAATCCAGAAGCGCCAGCCAGCCCCGCATTAGTTAGGCTGCTCTGGAATTCGAACGCAATCGACCCGGCGGCAGTCGTCAGTTCGCTTTCTGCGTCCTCAATCGAGGCCTTGAGCTCGCGAAGGGTGACTGACTGAGTGGCGCGGTTCAGCTTGTTGAAGCGCTCGAGCAGTTTATCTATCGGATCATTGAGGTCGCCAAGCTTCTGCTCAAGGACGCTAGTATTGTCCCGCAGTGTGAGAAATGCCGTTGCTGCACCAATTGCCAGAGCGGCGATGCCCGCAGGCCCGCCCAGCACGCCTATGACCCCAAGAGAAGCCCGGCTAACCGTCGATTGCGCAGCAGCTACTGCGTTCGTTGCCCGGGTTTCGAGCATCCGAGCCTCAGCGAGCTGCAGCGACATCTGGGTTTGTACAGCAGTACCACGGGCAGCAATGGCCTCTTTCTCGGCCAGAAACACGGCTGTTTGGGCCTTTTGCTGCTCAGCCTGCGCGGCAAGCAACACAGCTGTCGCCTGGGCCTTCCGTGCGATGGCGTCCGAAATAGCGCTCCTGGTCGCCGCAAACGAAGCTGCGGCGCTACCCGCAAGACTACGGGCGTATCCCGCAAGCGCCCCTACAGCTACAACACCGGCGATGTTGGCAAGCGATTCGAAGTTATCTCCGATGACACTGATACCCTGGGCCAGAGCCCCCGTGCCATCAGTGGTCTCATTCAGGCGACCGATGTAGACGGAGAAAGCGTTGCTTAAATTCTGCAGTGCATCACGAACCGCCACGCCCATGCTGTCGGCAAGCTCACCGTTTGCCTGTGCCGACTTCTGCAAGCCCTCGGTGAGGATATCCAGACTGAGCTTTCCGTCTGCACCGAGAGAGCGGATCTCCTCAGCACTCTTGCCGGTCGCTTTTGCTAGGGTGTCTACGATTGTTGGCATCGCCGCTAGGATCGACTGCCAACCATCGGCCTCGACCTTGCCGGTCTGCAGCGCTTTGGAATATGCATCAATCGCAGAGGCCGCTTTGTCAGTGCTGGCCGAGTTGGTCACAAGCAGGAAGCTGAAACTGTCCATCACATCCAGCGCTTCGCTGGTGTTGTACCCCATGGACTTGAGGCTGTCTGCCGTCCTGATGTAGAGCTCTTGAGCTTCATTCAGGGGGCGATAAGTACGTTTTGCCGTATCTAGCAACCTGTCCTGCACAAGGTTGTATTCGTTGACGCTGGAGGTCGCCAGCCCCATTCGATCCGACATCTGAGAGTAGGAGTCGGCCACATCGATAATGGAACGGACCGAGGCGGCGCCCACCGCTATGGCTAGCGCATTCTTGATCAGTGCGCCTGCACTCTGGGCGCTCTCCCCCGCCCGATCAAAGCTTTCGTCAATTCGAGCAAGACCGCGGTCTATCGCCGTGGCACCTTGGGCAACAGTGGACTCAGCTCTTGCGATTTCAGAGCGAAGCTGAGCAGTGGTCGCTTCAATACGGACCAGCATCCCCTGGATGTCTGAATCTGCCATGCCGATCTCCAGGCAATAAAAAACCCGGCATCGCCGGGTTCAAGAACATTGAATTCGCATATCAATCGGGCCTTCTATTGGCTCGGTTCGCGGCATCGGCAACTTTCCTGGCTCTCTTTTCGAGGCGCTCTTGTTGCTTTACCGGGTCATTCAGGTAGCGCAGCACAAGAGCTGCGATACCGAGAACGATCGCAGCTCCGAGACAGAAGACAAAAAAAGCCGCCCCTCCGGCGACCACGACAGTCGCGATTACCCCCAACATCCAGGGAGCAATCAGGACGATGATTACTAGAAGCGCCAGTAGGATAAGTAGCTGCATGGATCCATCCCCAAATCAAATCGGGGTGTAGGATAACTCCCGCTCCCAACTCAAGCACCCTTTCTGCCCGTTAAAGCCTGCCGCAGCTTCTCTGCCACAGTAGTAGGTTTAGGCTTCTCCTGCTGCCCGCCCGCCTTGCCAGCGC